AAGTTTCTTAACTATTCCACCATATCTTTTTCTTTGATTTTTATAATCAATATTACCATGCATTGCTTTATGCACAGCAGACTGTGTTATTCCTAGATGATCTGCTATTTCATTCTGTGTCTTTCCCATTAATCTCATAAATAAAATTTTCTTTTGGTGTTCTGTTAAAATATCGCTATGAATTACTTCATATAATTCTTCTAACAGCTTCTCTCTTAAGTCACACATTTTATCACTATAAGCATTTTCTTTAAGAATAGAAGAAATGCCTCTATCTTCTGGAAAATTTGATAATTTTTCATAATCAAATGAAACTTCTACTATCTTGTATTGATAAGATTTGCTATTCTTTTTCATTACCAATCCTCTGGAATAATTTGTTTAAAATCTTTAAAAAAAGAAGATTTGTTTTTATATGGATTAGCAAAATATTCATCAACATCTTTATATGGCTCTGGAACTTTTAAGAATCTAAGTTTTATACCTTTGTTGATATATTTTGAATATATTCTTTCTGCAGATTTTTGGCCAGGATCATCTGAATCTAATATAAACGTTATTTTATCACAATATTTAGCTAATTTATAAAAATGATATTGAGAAAAAGATGTTCCACAAATTGCAATACAATTATCAATTCCTCTTTGTGTTAAGGCAATTTGATCAAAGTAACCTTCAACTACATAAACATTATTAGATTTTATAATATTTTCCCTAGAAAAATTCAATCCAAATAGAAAATTTGTCTTCTTGAAAGAAGAGTTTTTGTATTTTGAAAGACCCAAATATTTTCTTTGTTCATCATCTATAAGGGATCTACCACTAATTCCAACTGTTTCTCCATACTCATTAATGAGGGGAATTATTAAATAATAATAATTAGAAAAATCACTAGTTCTATGGCTAGATAAGATATTTAAGTTTATCAAAACATCATCATCTAGGTACTCTGCAATCTTTGATACATTCTGTGGAAAAAAACCTAATTTATATCTATTTATAAGATCTAAACTTAATCTTCTATTTTTTCTTAGATAAGAAAAACATGTATCAGAACTTTCTAGATTAGAATGACAAATATTTATTAACTTTGATATTTCTTCAGCCTTATTATCCATTTTTATTATTTCCTTCAAAGTCTGTTTTGTTATTCTCTTCTATCATTTTTACCATAAAATCAGTTATATTAATCTGACAATTACCACTATTGCAGTCTTTTCCCTTAACTCTTCCCGTTAAAACTTCGGTTTCAACATTTTTATCACAGGTCTTGCACGGAAAAACAAATGCCTTTTTTTTATTTATCCTCTTTATATCTTTAATGTTTTTCATTGAAATTTTTGCAAAATCAGATATACCAGATATTATATCACCACATTTGTTACAAATTACCTCATTCGTCTCTAGATCTAGAGACCCATCAGTTGTACCGTCGCTAAATTTACAGCCTCTATTACAGTTTAATAACATTTTATTTTTCCTCACTATCTAAGTTATCTTCAAATGGATCACTAGAATTATCGTCACCTAACTCTATAGAGGTATTGGCTTCAGCATTTGTTAAATAAAAGTTTCTTATATATTCTTCCAAATGTTCTCTATTTTCATCACAATACTTTATTGCTAAATCCCTAGAGCTTAATTTTTCAGAAGCTATAATGTAAGATCTATTATTTGGTCTTTCAAATAAAGACAATTTAACGCCTAAATCTAACAGCTCCTCTCCTATTCTTGATACACCTGATCTAAAATCAACAAAGAATTCTGCAACTTTAAATGGCGCACCAAGCTTATTTTTTGTTATCTTTGCTCTAATTTTATGACCTTGTTTTTCTTCTCTTTGGTCTAGAATAAGGTTATCTGCACCAGACATTGGCCCCACCTCTACCATTACAGAACATGCGTGCTTTAAAGCTTTGCCTCCAGGTGTGTCTTCTGGATTACCCCAGAGTTGACCAGGATTTACTCTAACCTGATTTATTCCAATCATAACAACATTTGATCTTGCAATTCCTGGTGTTAATTTCTTTAACTCTACAGTAAGAAATCTTGCAACGGCAGCAACTAAGGACTTGCCCACCTCTGCTTCAATTTCCTGTGGAACCTGAAGGTTTGCTATGGAATCCAGTACTACTACGCCCATTCTTCCACAATCTAGCTGTATTTTCTTTTTTGTCTCTGGATTAACGTATGTTATCTTCTGTCCAGCCTCTATCATGTCAAACAATCCAGGCACCTTTGTTAGCTTTCCGTTTGAAGCATTCTTTTTAACTCTACCTACTAATCCGCCAAAAATTTTAGCGGCCTCATTGCTTTTAACTAGATAAACTCTATCATTATCTACTCCAAATTTTGCAGCCCATGATGCACTATATGTAAATTCTGCATCTAAAAATGCTGCACAATTTTCTGGATGCTCTGACTGCCATTTAGCAATAGCAAGTAAAGCCAGCAATGTTTTTCCGGAGCTTGGTGCTCCTGCCAACTGAATTAACCTTCCTCTTGGCCATCCACCAACACCTAGCGCCCTATCTAGAGATGGAGTAGTTGTTCTTATAACCTCTGTCTTTACAACCTCATCAGGCCTTACAACTGAGTCTGATCCAAATAATTCCTCTAACTGCTTCCATGCTTCACCATCAGACATTAACTTTTCTTCAGCTTTTGACATCATTGCTCCTAATAATTATGATTTAAATTTGATGATTCTGGTGGCCTCCAACCAGCTGGTGGCTGCCAGTCAGATGGATTATTTGGCTGATCAGAAACTACTGCTTCTGTATTTATAATCAACAAAGCTATACTTGTCGAGTTTTCTAGCGCTGTTCTTGTGACTTTTTTTGGATCTATAACTCCTGCTAAAACTAAGTCTTCCCATTTACAATTTGCAGCATTAAAACCTATATCTGAGTCTATATAATTAAGTGCCTCTTTTACTATTAGATCTGGATTCTGAAATGCATTAATTGCAATCTGCCTTAAGGGCCTAGAGCATGATTCTATCAGGATGGATGCAGCATCTCTTATTTCCAATGGGGCCTTACTTATATCAACCATGTTTGCAGCCTTAAATAAGGCCATACCACCTCCTGGTACAAATCCCTCATCTATTGCAGCTCTAGTCGCACCAAGGGCGTCATCCAATCGATCTCCCTTTTCTCTTAACTCTAGCTCAGTAGAGTAACCAACAACTATTACTGCCGCTTTATTATGGAGAAACTCAAGACGCTTTTTTACATCTAATCTATCTGTATCTCCTAATAGTTTCAATAGATCTTCTTTATATATATTTATCTTCTGTTCTAATCTAGATAAATCTTTTTTACTTTCTAGTATTTTTGTTTCATATTTACCAACTATTACTTTTTTTGCAAAGCCTAAATCTTTTGTGTTTAATTCACCTGCATCAATTCCAGAATCAGGCCCAACAATCTTTGTTCCCAGCAAAATTGATAAGTCATCTAGCCATTCTGAACTATTTCTAATATAATGTGGAATCTCTGTTGCAACACACTTTAATCTGCCGAGCTTATTATTGGTTACAAGTGTTGCTAGAGCTTCTTGCTTTAGTGATTTACATATTATTAAAACTGGAGTTTGAGATTCACTAAGTTTATTTAAAATCGAAATCCATCCAGCAGATAGGGATGTTAGCTCGCTTGTTGTTAATATAATTGCAGCATTCTGAAGAACTATGTCAGATCCGCCATCTGTTATAAAATTTGAGGTTATATATCCTTTTTTGTATTCAATTCCATCAGTAACCCTGACGTATGAAGCCGCGCCAGGTGATGCCTCTGCAGTAACCGTACCTGTAAATCCAACTAGATCAAAAGCCTCTGCTATTAAGCCTCCCATATCAGGATCGTTATTTGAGGATATAGTTGCTATATTTTTTAGAGAATTAATACTATTGATTGGTGTTGATATACTATTTAGATTATCTATAATTTTATCCCTAGCCCACTCTAGACCTCTTTTTAGATATAGAGGATTATAGTTAGACTCTATAAGAGTATTGCCTCTAGTAAGTATTTCATGTGTTAATACTGTAGCAGTTGTTGTTCCATCTCCTGCAATATCTGCGGTTCTACCTGCAGCCTCTTTTACAAGCTGACAAGCAAGATTTTCTATTGGGTCTTCCAAAACAATTTCTCTGGCTACAGAAACGCCATCTTTTGTTATAACTGGGTTACCAATAAATTTCTGCAGTATTACATTCCTACCTTGTGGACCCATAGTTATTCCAACAGTTTTTGCTAACTTATCAACTCCAGCTAGAAGTTTCTTTCTGGCCTCTTTATTGTAAGATAAATTTTTTGCCATTGTTTCTCCTTATAATTGAGGCTAATCCTACGGCTACCGCATCAGCCTCGTCAAAAGTTTCTTTTTTTAATTTATTTAACTTATTAAAAGTTTCTTTAAATGAAGATATTTTTCTTATAAAATCATAGCACTCTTCTTTCGAAGTAATCTTCTCATTGAAAGCCTTGGATAAGATGCTCCTTATACTTATAACCCCTATTTTGTCTGGGTCAACTTTTTTTTCCTGAATACAAACCATGCTCATTGCTTCGTTAAAAACTGATAGCACAACTATTGTATTTGCAGTGCTCTTACCCTTTGAAAACTTTGTAACATAATCTTCTATAGCTATTATATCAGGATTATACTTTAGTATTAAATTTCTTATCAAATCCTGCGATTTTAAGGCTCTATTTGCAAGAGACAAATCAGCTTTCGGGGGCTTTATATGACCATGCTCTAAGATTTGAATTGACGAATTAAGCTCCCCTAATAGAGACCAGCCTATTGTTGTTGAAGATATATCTAAAGATAAAGTTTTAATCATTGAAAAAACCCCTACGCAAATTTTACTCTGCGTAGGGGTTTTTATTTAGACTAAACCAAAATTATTAGTCTTCAAATTCAAAATCAAATTCATCACCTTTTTTTGATGCCTGAGCAGTCTGCTGCTTTGAAGAAGCAGACTTCATCATATCCCACTTCATATATTCGGCAATTGCAGAAGACTCAGAGGGGGCGATTACTTTATCTAAGTTCATTCTATCATTAAATTCTTGAAATTTAGCCTTTAGATCACTTGGCAGAGCCTCATGTGGATTTGGTGTTACAGAATATAGTGGCTGTGTTCCTTTTGGAGCCCTTGTGATTGTTATATCGTAACCAGTAACCTTTCCCCATCTTTTGTTGCTGTGGAGAGATTTGATTCCGTTAAATACCTGTGGTCCAATCTCAAGTGCTTTAAACTGATTATCACGACGATCGAGTACTTTTACAAACCATCTTGCTGTGCGTTTAAATCCAGAGTCTTCTAGTCTGCGAATCATTGCCGCATCGTTAGCTGGGCTATTAAACTTACGCTTTGAACCATCTGGACCATTACACCAATGAATATAAAACTGGATTGGATTGCTCATTACTCTTACTGTATTTTCGCCCTCTTCCAGTCTCATAAAATCTGATTTACCACTTGATGAATCTGCTGAGTTCCAATCTACTTCGCCAAAAATCATATTAGCTCCTTTTTGCTCTTATTGTTGCTTTTGTTGGAATTTCCGCACCATGCGGAGTTTTATCTAATTAGTTGCTATCCCATTCGATATCATTTGTATCAACATCTAGACTTTGACTTGATTCTTTTTCAGGAAAATCAAATGCACCAAATGTTAAGTTGCTTGACCTCTCAATGGTATAGTCTCTCTTTAGAAATGTTTTAAATGTATAGTGCCATCCAAAAAAATAACTTGCTTTATTTTCAAACCATTTTTTTGTTGCTTTCGCCATAGTTAGATTATTGCTTGCTAAAATAAAATCATCATCTAATTGAGCGAACCATTCTTTATCTTTTGCTGTCTTGTGCCCTGCAGCCTTTGATTTATTTAGCGCTGCATCGGACCATAATTTATTTTTCTTTGTTTCAAGAAGACCAATGTATCTATCTAGTAATGCAATTTTTTCTTGACATAAATTTTGCGCTTCTAGAGTTATTACCAGGCCCTGTTCTGCAATATTTAAATCTAAAATGCCACTTCTTGGTAGCGACTCCATTAATGAGTGTAATGCTGATAAATCTATCTCTTCTGGAGAGAAGTCTTCTAGATTTAGGACATCTTTTATTCTCGACATCAGCCCCCCCCTTCTTCTGAAATTTTAGCCATACTTGTAATGCGATCAACTTTTTTTTCAAGGTCATCTATTCTTGATAACTTGCGATCTAATAACCTAATTCTTTGTGCAAACATTACGTTTAGCATAAAAAAAACTATAGCCATTGGAGTCAAACCATCTAACGGTGGAGAAATGGATGTTATTATTCCATTGTTATCTGTATCAAAAAGAAGCCTAAATGAATCTTGTCCATATCTATTTGATAGTAGTTTAAAGTATTCAAATTCTTCATTTGATAACTCTACCCTCTTATTTGCTATGGCTTTTATCAAGTTATCCTCCTGACACTAGTACCTGATTTTTTTGCTATAGGGGACTCATTATATATTCTCTTTAACTTTGCAACCTTTAAATCTTGTTCGCTTTTTGGTGTTAACAAAATATCTTCATTATAAGTTTCGTCTTCACCAGGTGAATCATCTAAAATTTCTGATATATCAGATACCTCTCTTCGAACCTGATCTCTTATAAATGATAAGTCATCTTTATCAAGATTTTTAATCTTACTATCTTCTACTATCTCTTCCTCTAATTCTTTTATAGAACTTGCAGATGCAGCCCTGTTTGGAGAGCTGTTAAAGAACTCCGACATTATAAATAATGAAATATCAAATATTAAAGATTTATCCATTTTTAAAGAAAAATCTTGTGCAGATATTTTATCTCTAATCATATTTAATCTTTGCATATGAAAATCTCCAAATAGAGCAGATCCACATGCAGGACACATATTTTTAGTTAAGGCATGCCTCATCTTATTTGAGACTTCGAAAGCACAAATTGAACAATTAATCATACTTATCTCCCATATACTCTTTCTAAAGTTGAAAGCGCAAGATCTTTTTGATCCATATATTCGTTTACCTTACAAATAGCCTTAAAAGGTATTCCGTCAACTAAAGATTCTCTGTATTTATCGTAATCGTCCGCCCACAATGTCATACCGCATGTATTTCCAAAGCTATCCTCAATTAAGTATTTTGCAAACTTCCTACCTATATTTGAGCCATTTTTTATCTTAAATTCTTTTATTTTATTTTTTATAATAGCCTCAACTCTTATTTTTGAACCAGGCTCAAGCCTTCCTATTGATCCAAGCGATTGGACATTAGAACCCCCAGAGAAAAACCCCTTGAATGCCTCATGAAGACTCCCAGATATTGTTCTCCCAAGAACATCTCTTTCAAAGAGAAGTAGTTGCTTTCTATCCCATTCTTCATTAGAATCCTTGAAATCGAATGCTGAGCATATTTTCTGTATCTTCTTAACAGAAGAATCACTATACATTGGAGATGTACTATCTAGTGTGTCATTTTTTTCAAAAATTTCATCTTCATCATTATCGGCTAATAGTATTGTTGAATCTTTCTTTAATAGAGAGCTTATTTTTACTCTATATTTTTGATAGTTATCATGAATATCTTTTCTTGACATACCAAATGCATCAAAGGCTCCAGCTTTGGCCAACGACTGTATCGCTGTCTTTCCAACAACCCTGCTATTGTTTCTTGCCAAGAAATCTACAAAATTTAAGTAAGGTTGATTTGCAATTATACTTCCAACAGCCTTATCTCCAAGTCCTTTAACATTTGATAGTCCAGCGGTTATCTCCCTATCTCCAGTAACTTTATTTGCCGTCGAACTTTTATTTACATCTGGAGATAATAAAGATATTCCCATTTTTCTACATTCATCTATGTACTCTTGAATCTTATCACCATTTGGATCTTCGGAATTTAGTATTGCACACATAAATTCAGTTGGATAATGATATTTAATCCATGCTGTATAATAAGATATAAAAGAGTATGAGATAGAATGAGAGTTTGAGGTAAGAATACCATTTGATAGGTAATACTGATGATCTGGATGATCAACTTCAAGATCATATGTATCGAATTCGCCAAGCTCTTCACATGAAACTATTTTAGGCATTATATTAGTCTCCCTTGAAATATTTTATAACTTAATAATTCTCGTCTACTTAGGCACAAATATTTAGATGATCTTTTCTGTAGAGGCAACTATTTCTAAATCCTCTTTTAGAATCTGATGTAATGGTAGCATTCTGCCATCTTTGGTTCTAAACTTGTGATTTATAGTACATGTTACTTGTGCTCCATTATCTAATGTAATTTTAAATACTTTTAACTTTCCATGATAATGGTTTTCTTTAACTATAGTAACGAAGTCATCTCCAGTGCTCTCATCCCTTGATCTAATCAATGATCCTGGCTTTACATCTTTAATTGGCACACTAACCCATTCGTTAGTTTTTGAATCAGATGGCAATATTCTAACCAACTCTGAGGAGGCTAAGCTTTTATTGAAACCATATAGGCTAAATGGTAAAATCTCTTCTTTCCATATCTTTGAAGCCTCTTCATACTTCATCTTGGAATGATTCATACAATCTTTTATAAAATCTGTTTCAGTCTTAAGAAGAAGCGCTTCATCCTTTCCTTTTAATTTTGTAATCTTTCTTAATGAATCAGCTTGGTTTAAGTCCCATCCAGCACAATCCTTTGCAATTATCATCATCTGCTCTTCATACAAAGTTATTCCAAATGTTTTCTTCTGAGCCCTCTCTAGAGCAGGATGCTTATATGTGACCTTTTCCTTTCCAATCTTTCGATTTACATATTCAGCTCTTTGATCTGGAGGACAAGATGGCCTGCCAAGAGCATTAATTGCACTTATTTCTTCTATATCTTTTGGTTTAATTTTCATACATAATGGCGTCAGACTTGACTCCAGCTGGAAAACTCCGGCAGTCTCACCTCTTCCAATCATCTTATATACTTCTTTATCAGAGAAGTCTATATCAGCAGTTGTAATTGTTTTTCCAGTTGTTTCTTTTATTATCTTGAATGCCTGATCTATTGTAGTTAGAGTCTGGACTCCAAGTATATCCATTTTTATCAAACCATTATCTTCGCACCTTGTCTTTTCCCACTGTGTTACAACTTTTCCTTCCTTTTCATCAACCCTAAGTGGGGCCATCTCGTAAAGAGGTCTATCTCCTATTACAACCCCTGCTGCATGTACAGACCAATTTCTGGTTAAGCTTTCTAGCTTTTTTGTATAGGAGTAAAGCTCAGGATATTTCTTCATATATTTAGCAACTTCATCTGATATTTCTATTGCTTCATCAATAGAGTGTACATCAGGCATTGCTGAAGTTATTGCATTTGCAATTGTAAATGCAGTTGATTTATCTCCACCAAGCCTTAGAGATCTTGCGACATCTTTTACGGCAACTTTCGGTGATAGTGTTGACCAGTTAGAAATAGATGCAACCTTATCTTCTCCGTATTTTTCTTTTATATATTCCTTTACTATTCCTGGGTCAGAAAAATCAGAATCTATATCAGGAAAGGACTTCTTTTGGGAGTTTTGAAATCTCTCAAATAATAGATCGTACTCAACAGGATCTACTTCTGTTATTCCTGACAGATAAGCAACAAGTGAACCTGCTGCAGAATTATGAACTGCAATACCCTGAATGTTATATGAATGTGTATTCTCAACAGTTAAGTCGTACACATTTCCATTATATTGAATAGGCTTCACAGATTTGAGTCTTACATTATATTTTAATGATATAATCTCCGTATCAAAAGATAGCTCTTTTGCTGGAGTCCACCCATTTGCTGTAAAAAACTCATGATCTTCTGTGCATCTTATTATGATGCCATTATCAAATTCAAGCTCTAATATTTGTTCTGATATAGTATACTGAAGCTTGTCTACAACTAAGTTTACCGTCTTATCATGACTAAATACATGATCTCCTATAGAAACTTCTTCTATTTTCTTTAAAGATCCATCAGATAACATGACTAAGCTTTCGGGTGTAAAGCACCCGCGGGCAGGCCCAACAGGCATCTTTTTCTTTGCCCAATTAATATAATCGGCAACTATAAGCATATAGGATGAAAAGTTTTTATCCTCTAAAACTCCAAGCTCTACCTTTACTCTATCCCAGTATTCCTCTTTTTTCTCTCTATCAAGATGTGATAGTTTACTTTTGAATCCCTCAATACATTTGAATCTTAGATAGGCTTTATCTTCCTGCATTGAAGATGTTACTTTTGACTTATTTTTCCATTCTAAAAATTCTTTATAATCTGACTCTTCACTTACTT